GTTTGAGGATTATTAACTAAAGTAGGATAATAAAATTCTCCACTACCACTTATCATAGAAGGATTAGTAGTATAGTTAAAATCATTATTTTTAATTCTAACAAAAACATAATCTGATGTTATAGTTTCTTCACTATTTAGTTTAAAACCACCTACACCGTTAGCTTTATTTATAGCGTTAAATAATCCAATTTGGGTATTTAATAGAGTTGGATTAGTATTAGAAGTACCTGGTTGTAACCCTATACCTCCTAGACTGCAAGATAAAGATAAAGCTCTAGAATTTAATAATATTAAACCTACATCTGGTAGAAATTTACCATATGAACCTGAAACTGTGTAACCTGCAGTACTTCCACTAGTAATTGTAGAGGTTGTAGCTGCCCCATTAGAGCCACTAACTATATCAAATACCCTACCAGCATCACAATAAGTTAATGTAGTAACATTGACACTATTATTAGTTAATTGTATTGATGATGAAGCTACCCCATCTGAACCCGATAGTGCTAAGTTAAATGTTCCTAAAAATAATTTTTCTTTATAGTTAGCTCTATTAATATTAATTACATAAAAATCAGGTGAATTAGTATTACCTGTACCAAAACTAATATTAGTATTTTCATCTCCATTCACTAATGTTCTAAACTGACCATAAGTAATTCTTGTAGGAGATAATCCTGGTACTAATGAATTGATAGGAGCAGAACCCGACCCATTTACTTGCCCATATGAAATGGAAAATTGGGATAGGTCTGATGGATATAATGTAGTAGATCTTTGATATACTGGAAGGTATGAATTATTTGTAGGCGATGTAGATGAAGTGAAAAAACTAGTCATAGCAGTTGTATTGTCACTCCATAGTGTTGAAACTATTGAATCTGAACTTACTACAAAGTCTTCAGCGTTTAATGTTATAAAGCTCATATTTTATTTAATTAGCTAGTTACTCTAGTTATTGTTAAAGGTATAGTTAATCTAGCTCCTGAATCTCTACCAGTTATAGTTAAAATAGTAGATAAAGAAGAATTTGTACCAAATAATGTATTGACAGTTGTAGCTGTTAAGTTAATAGTAGCTCCAATTACAGTTCTTGAAACATTTGTTCCTATTGTTGTTGTTGAATTTAAAGCTTGAACTTCAGCAGTATTAATACCAACACCATTAAATGTAGATAATAATCTTGAATCACCTATAGTGGCAGTGTATCCTGAGGATTCAAATGCTGTAGATGCTCCTAAATAATTTAAAGTTTGAGGAGTAATAGCAAGTGAAGCCCCTTGACGTAATGTTATTGAAGTATAACCTACATCTAATACAGGTAATTTAGCAGTACCACGAGGTAAAGTTAAAAGTTTATATTTCATTATTTGAGTCTCATCAGGAAAAGCTTCAATTATAGGCATAGCTTCAATAGCTTCACCATAAAAAGCTGATCCAGATGGATGGTTTGGATTATAAAGAGTATAGTCAATTTCATCATCAGATAATGAAAATTGAGTAATTCTAAATGAACCGTCATTTTTAGCTAAAAGTTCTCTGCCTTTTTTAGTTAAAATAGCATCTACGGTTACTGATGTGTTATTTAAAAATCCCATATTGTTTTATTCGATTACTAATTATAAATATATGCATTTCTTATTTTTTAAATTAAGTTTTGTGATTTTAAACTTTTAATTATATTACCAGCCTCATCTTTTAATTTTGTATTTATATTATCAGGGATTAATATTCCTGTAGAAGTTTGGCCTGGTTTTTTATTAGCTATTAATACTATATTTGTTTCATCTGGTATTTTAGATAGAAATATAAAATTTTGTATTTTACCTATTGTAGAGCCTGATGGTGAGTTTACACATGCTTGATTTGGGATATCTGTTCCCATTACTTCAAAAACTAATCTATTATCATAAGATCCAGTTCCGTTAGAACCACTTCCAATAGGTGTACCTTGTGGAGGATATATATTAACTATTTCTCTTTCAAAATCAGATGCAAATGGAAATTTACCACTATCATGATTAAAAAATCTGATTAGATCTCCTTTTTTAGGTATAAAATATTCAGTTATATCTTGAAATCCTCCTAAAATTGGATCTATTAGAGATGCTGTTGGAAGAATTTGAATAAAATTATTATCTGTTAAATCATTATTATAATATAAAGTAGATAAATCATAAGAAGCAGTTAAATATGTAAATAGACTACCACTAATCACACTATTACCTCTTTCAAAATAATAATTATTATTACTCCCACTGCTAAATCCATTATCAAAAGATCCTGTTTGATAAATATATTGTGGTGGATCAGTATATATAAAAGGATTTCCATTTGGTGGTAAAATATAATTAAAAGTAGGAGCTGTTGTAAATTTAATTTGACCACTTGTAGTAGTTTTAGTAATATTAATACTACTAATAATAGAACTTAAGGAGCCTGATAGGTTTACTAATTCTAATGAGGCATTACTAGGAGCATTTGAGGGTGATATTAAATAACCATCTATAGGGAAAGTTACAATTAACTCAAATCCATCATTTTCTTCTATAATATAATTACCAGCATTTTGACTAAAAGTAGAAGGAGAAGATGGATTAAATTGATTTGTGTTAATTGTAGGTATTGCAAATGAGGCTGTTGTACCTGTAGATTTTAAATCAAAAGATGAAGGACCATCAAAAAATAAAACTGTTAAATCTTGTCTTTGACCATTTCCTATAATAGTATTCATTAAGGAATTTCTATTAGGATGTAGATAAAAGAAACCATTAACTCCCACTGGTAAGTTGACAGATCTTATATTATTATTCCAATTTACATTATTAATAGGTGAAATTTGCCCATCATTATATTCATAAGATCCTAAATTAATACCCGACCAAGTTACTAATCCTACTTGAGAACCTGCTATAGGTTGACTAAATAAAGTACTTAATAAAGGAGCAGGTGATACTTTAATAGTAAGTTGAATAGTACCTGTTACCCTTTGTCTTATTTCTCCTTCATATAATGTAGTTCTTTGAACATTAGGGAATTTAATTCTAGAATTAATCACAACACTTAATGTGTTAGAATTTAAATTTAAAGCTGTAACAGTAGGAGCAGTTGAAAATTGGGGTGTACCTATATCTAATAGTCCTGAGGTGGATTGTGTTACAGGAGTTGTACTAGTATTTAAAATAGGTACTTCATTTTCAAAATTTAATTGTAATTGAGGAGGAAAAGCAGCAACATTTGTTGAAAAATTTTGTAATATTGGTTCATATCTAAATCCACCCGCATAAATTGGTTTTAACCCATTTAAGGATTTTTGTTTGGAAGGTTGATTAATATTATCTAAAGCTATATTAGCACTTGTTCTATTAAATAAATTTTGAACATCAAATAAACTTTTATTAGCTTCAGTTAATTCAACAATATTAGAAGCACTATTAATTAAATATTTAATATTAGCGTTTACTCTTCCAGGGAATGTTACTGATTGAGAAGTGATTTCTTTAAAATAAGCAAATTCAACAGCATTATAATTTATTACAGGATCACTACCATAAGAAGTATCTCCAAAAGTATAAATATTATATGTAAATCCTGTTAGTTTACTACCCAAATATCTAGGAATAATATGTCTAGCTAAAGTATAATTACTATCTTGTACAGGAGCATCTAAAAATTGATAAGCATTAGTATTTAAATTTAAAAATAAACTTGAAGTTAAATAATTAAAATTAACAGGAATTATAGGTGTATAAGTATAATCTACATCAAGATATTTAGTAGAAGTTCTAGCAGTTGAAACATTATTTAGAATAGGATTTAAGGGTAATCTATAAAAGTTTTGATTAATAGCTTGGGAAGTAGATATAGGAATACGATTTAATTCATATACTATATTATCTAATGATTGAGAATGAGCTATTATTGTAGTACCTCCTAATTCACCTGTAAATAATTCTCTACTATCATTATTGTATTTAAATACACTTCCTGATATATAAGAAGTAGAAGATGTATAAGAAGTATTATAGATTTCATCAAGTCCATTAGAACCAGTTATAAATGCTGTTTCTATTGAACCACTATGATCTACAAAAGATAGTACAGGTTCATGTCTAGCTATTTTATTTCTTTCTAAAATAGTAGTATTAATAACTAATCCTGTTGATAAATTAGCTTTAGCAGGAACAAAATCCTTTATCATTTTGAATAAAGAATTATCAAAATAAGATAAAAGTTTTATTAAATCAAAAATATTTTCTTTTTTAGAATACTTTTTAAAATAAAAATTTCTTAAATCTGTTAAAGCAGGATAAGAACCTGATGATGCTAATCTAGGATCTCCAATATACTCATCAATATTAAATGAACCTAATTGGTCTATAATATCAGCATTAATTGAATCCTGTGGTGAAATAGCTACCTCTACTATATTTAAATCATTAGTGTAAGGATATATTTCAGGTTTCTGTATTGAAATATAAGGTGTTAATACATCTCCAGGTACTAAATTAGGAGTTGCTACTCTTATTTTTTCATCTATTTCAGTAAAACTTCCAATATTAGGAGTATTAATTAAATAATCTTCATAGTTAATACTATAAGAAGAATAAACATTATAATCTGAAAATGCTACTCCTGTCCAGAATGAAGCAGTATTTGAAGGATGTACTGAAGTTGGAGCTGTATTATTTATATCTAATTCTGATCCTAGAGGAGCTCTGAATATTAGATTAGGATATGAACCACTTACACTATCAAATACAATAGATTGTGGATTTAAAATATGATCTTTAAAATTATTAATAGGGATAGAACCTACCCAATACCTAAATTCTTGAATTGAACCTGTAAACGGATACACGTAATTCGCTCCACCAGGAAATAATTGATTATCTAACCAAGAATTAATAAAATTACTATTAAATACTCCATCTCTATATATAGAACAAGACTCTAAATATTGTATTCCATTAGAATCTTTATTACCAATAGTTAAAGTATAAGTTTGAGGAGTATTAAAGTATAATATATTGTTTCTATCTATACTACCTGTTTCTCTAGTTAAATTTAAAGTCCACCAATCGTCATTATATAATGGAAGAGTTATAGGGGTTGAATAAAAAGGATTACCACTATCACTTAAACCAAAATCAATATTAGCATAAGATTCAGATATGTAAGTAACTCTAATAATTTGATTCTGACCAGAGGATTCTAATATAGATTGTGTAGGTAATATATTATCACTATCTAATTTAAATCTAAATTCTAAAGTATCAGGATAAATATCATTTGAACCTGAATCTAAATATTGTTTATAAGACGGGCCTCCTGTAATTATGATATAATTTGATGGAGCAGTAGTATCTAAAGAGGATGCATAGTTAAATTTAGGAGTAATTTGTTCAATAACTTCTAAATCTTTTCTATTACCACCGTATTCTCTAATTTTTAATATTGTATCAGTAATACCAAAACAATTGATTAAAGCGCGTAACCCTCTTCTTGTACCCTTAGTCTTGAGTAAGTAAGGTAAGTTGTGATACAATCTTTTATATGTTTCTTTTACGATATCATTATCAGGGATAGTATATTGAGAGGCAGTCACATAATTATTTATCATGTAAGAACCTGTAGAAGGTAAAGTAGCAGCATTAGAATCAATTCCTAATAAAGCTAAATATAAATCTTCTTGATTTCTTGAATTAGTATAAAGTTTAATACCAAAATTTCTTAAAGTATCAGCTACTAAATCTTTAGAAATACCATAATCAATTCTATTATCTGCAACTTGTAAGTCAGTAATATCTTTTATATAAGTCCAAATATAGTCATAATGTTGACCTAACATAGAAGTAAATAATTCTAAATTAGCATTTTGAGAATCAGCTTTTATATATTCAGGTAGATTATTCCAAATATAATCTTTATTATTAATATCATAATTATCTGCATCTAAAACTTGTCCTCCATAATATTGTGAAGTATAATCAACTGAGCCAAACCAATTTAAAGCTACAGATGTAGTAACAGCTGAATTTATGTAAGGTTTAGTTGAATTACTTTTAGGCCATGAACTACTTCCAGATTCGTAATATAAAAAATATTCATATCCATCAAATTTTTGGATAAGAGTATCTAATTGATTTTGTAAATTAAGTACACTAGCTGATGTATAAGTTATGCTAGAAGAAGCATTTAAATTATTTATAGCATTAATATCAGATTGAAGAGATTGTATTTGAGTTAATTTATATTTAAAATTCTCAAGTCTTTCTCTTGCAGATGAAAAATGCACAAAATTAGAAAAATCTGTATAATCAACTGTTATTTCAATACTTTTTTCTTCTAACCAAGATTGTAATTGTTGATAAGAAGAAGAAATACTTGAATTTAATAAAGTAGATAAATTCAAATAAGGTGTAGTTAAATTAGTTTTTTCAGCTAATTCAATGTTAATATTTGGGCCTCTTAAAGATAAAGTATCAAGTGTTGCTTCTGCTAAGAAAGTTGTATCAACTTGAAAAGCATATGGTTCAGAAATACTCTCTACAATCCAAAATGTATCTTTTAATTTAATATTAGATGGTAAAGGCTCATATAATTTAATATATAAATTAGCGTAAGCTTCATTTGAATTATCAAAAGCAACATTAACTCCTATATAAGTTTTATTATCACCAAAATTTAAAATAAAATCTGAATAATAAGCTTTGGAATTTCTTTCAGCTATAAAAGTTAAATAAGATTGTCCTAAATCAGTATATGATATATTATTATTAGAAATTTTAATTTCTGTTCTATCTGATGATATATCTGATATAAAGAACTTATTAGCTTCAGAACTTGAAAATAAAGGTCTATAAAAGTTATAAGTTATATCATATTGACCTTGATTAATACCAAATGATTCTAAATCAGCTTTAGGGTCTAATTCAATTTGATTATATAAAGAAGTTCCTTGAACTGTTTGTCTTGTAGTATAATTTCTAAAATCATAAACAGAATTTAGTATATCACCATTAGGAGATATAACGTGCACTTCTACTTTATCATTAGGTAAACCAAATTCATTACTAATATTCAAAGAATTTAGTAATGATTCATCATTTATTTTATAATCTTGATTTATGAATTGATTTGAATCAAGTTGTGATACGTTTGTAATTTCCATTATGCTGATGCTGTTAAATCATCTATTGTTTGTTGTAACGTTAAATTTTCAAGTCTAAGTTGGTTAATTTCATCTAATAGAGCATCTATTTCTCCTGAGTTTTGATTAACACCAACATATTCTGTACTTCTTTTTATTAATTCTAAATGTGAATTAAAATCTCCTTCAGTAGGTATTTCATAAAATAAATCATTATAATAATTAAAAAATTGATTTACAGTTACTGCTGATGAAGTTACTTCTGTTTGGGGTCTAATTAATTGTTTAAACTCAGTATCAATTACATTAGGATATGTAATTTTACCATAAACTGTTTTATTTAATTGAATTACTTCAGCCATTATCTAATTACTTTAAAATAATTTAATGGGTCTTCTATAATTATAGTATCACCATTTGAAAGTATAGTTTTTATTATAATTTGATAATATCTTTCAGGTTCTAAACCATTCATGTATATTTTAAAATAATTACCTGTATTATCACAACTTACTTTAGTAAAAGTAGTATCAAAATCAATTATTACTTCTTCAGTTTTAGCATCTTTTAATGCCCAATATGTTGATGATGGTAATGCTTTTGCATTTAAATATACAGAAGTAGTACCAAAAGACCTAGCAGGAAATTGATCTCTTGCTTTTAATCTAAAAGTATAAGTACTTCCTTCAGGAAATTCATTTTTTAAATTAGAAATTACTGAATTGAAATTTGAAGAAGTTATTTGAGTTAAACTAGTACTATATAAACTATCATTCCATTTTAATTCTATTTGTGGTGGATATATTGTATGAGTATCCATTGAGAAAAACTTAGTCCCAAATGATGATGTAGTACTATTTTCTATACTACTACTTTGTTTTAATAAAATTCCATAATTAGAATTAGGATTACTATACCAGTAATTAACTAGAGTAGTAATATCCATATTAATATCTTTATCACTAGTATAAACAAAACTTTGAGAATAAGCAGTAGCATTATAATCACCACCAGGAGTAACCCATGGAGATACCCAAGTACATCCTGTAGTAGTAATAGGAGTATCAGCGGCTTTACCTAATCCCATATCCCAAGCTGTAGTTATTCTATGTCCTAGAATAGTATAGTTTGCAGGTAAAAGGGCATTTGCTAAAAATAATTTAATAGAAGCACTATAAGCACTTCCACTAATATTATTTGTAATTACATTTTGAAGATTAGTGTTAGAAAATTGAATTAGGGCTCTTGTAGTGTCTAAATAAGTAGAAGAGTCGTAAGCATATCTAAAAACTTCTAATATTTCATCTCTACCAAAATTCTGAGATGAACGGTATGATGAAATGAAAGTGTCTTTTTCAGGGAATATTTTGTATACAGCCATAAATCTAATATATAATATAAATATACATTAGATAAATTTTTTAAAAAGTAACTACTCTTCCTTGTATGTCAGTTGTTAAATTTTTAACTTCAAAAATACTTGGATCTAAAGAAGGATATAAAATATTATTAATAGTTGCTCCTTTAATATCATATGCATATTGTGAGTAACCTGAATTGGTTCCGGCTTTATTTATTATCTCTACTTTTTGGACTGTTTGAACACCATCTACTTGATCTAAATTACTATAAATATCAGATAGAATAATAGGTTGATTAATTTGCCACTTATCTATATTAAAGTAAGATTGTAAGACATTTAAGCAATTGTTTATTACTAATTTATTATTATAATTAGGTCTAACTATTATATCAAAATTTACTCCAATATTAATAATAAAAGCATCTTTTATATTAACTGCATCAGTTAACATTCTATATTCAGAAAGAAATGTTTTTAAATTTTGTTTTAAAGCAGGGCTAGAAACTGTTAAATTACCTGTTGTATTTTTAGATAAAACATATAATGAAAGAGCATTAGGATTTTGAGTAGCTAATAAATCTGTTGGATAATTAACACTTATGCCCATATCTTGAGTGATAAAGGCTTTAGAAATTAAACCATATTTAGAAGGTAAAGATAAAGTTCTAATAATATAATCATCTTCAGTAATAGTTCTTAACTGTGTAGGATACATAGCTAAAGAATTTTGTCTTATTTCTTCATTAGTATCTCCATCTCCTCCACCAACTGCAGCAACTTCATTAGTAAATGCTAATGAGTTTAAAACAGTATTTTGTAAAGTTGGATCTAATCCACTACCTGCAAATGTATTAGTTCCACCAATACGATTGGTTAAAGTATTAGAAGGTATATTTGAAGTAGCTCCTCCTCCTTTTAAATAAGTTACTGTTAAAGTAGTATTTGAAGGGGCTAAACCATATGTTTGAGTATATAAAAAGTTTGAAGGATCCCAAGCAGTCATCATTTTATCAATTCCATAAGGTAAACCTAAACCTACATTATCAGGATTAGGAATAATTTCCTCATCTGCACCAGATGAAACACCTGGCCCAAATTGTAATTCTAATGAATTGTTTGTTTTAAAACGTGAAACAAATCTTCTAGGTACTTTTTTTAATTTTAGTAAATAAGGAGTTGTATTACTATATTGTGATAAATTAGGATCATTGGTAGCAGTATTCTCAGTAGCTTCAAAAATAGTATCTTGAGCTAAATAAGGTACTTCATACCATATATTATTATCAGAATCGATTGCACTTACTATAGAAATTATATTAGTATCAGTAAGTATTACGGTAGGATAACGTTCAGGATTACCAAATGTAAATGTTGTTGTAGTTAAAGCTCCAGCCGTAGCTTTCGCTGTTTTTTTAAGTAAATAAAGATATGGGTTTCCATTAATATCAGGAGTATAAACTGAAATGTCTATAGGAGAAGATCCAGAATTAGAAAAATCTACTTTTTCATTTATATAAAATGATATATTTCCATTAATTCTAGCTTGTAATTGAGTTCCTTCTTCTAAAATTAAAGCATATCCAAAATCAGGTACATATTGGTTATTTACTATAGTTGAAGGTACTACTTGATATACACTTACTTCTACAGAAGAAGCACTTGTAACTTTAGGTCTATATCCAAAATTATAAGCTAACGCTAGTAAATTTTTTCTTTGTTTAGCAAATTGCAAGAAATTTTCTTGAATTTGATTATCAGTATAAAACGATAAAATATCACCAACATATGAAGCCATTTCAATAAGCATCATACCTGGAGATGCTTCTGTAAAGTCATTATAAGTGTTAGGATAATAAGTTTTAGCAAAGTTAATTAACTGTGCTTTTAAACTATCAAAGTCTTTATTTAAATATTGTACCGCTTTAGTATTAGCCATTATTAAAATTTATTAAAATTTCATCTTGTATATTAGTGTTTATTATAGAATAACTAAAATACACTTGAATTAAATTTTGGTCTGGGGAGGCCTCTACAGTTAGTTTATTTAGTCTTACTTGAGGGAAATAATCCGACAATCCAAATTTAATAATATCTTCTATATTTTGAACAGTACCTTGAACTATTTGTTCAAATAATTGTTCTCTTATTCCCGCTCCAAATGAGGGATTCATTACTCTTTCTTTCTTTCCTGTTAAGAAAAAATTTAAAATATTAGATTTAACAGCGTCTTTAGTTGTATAAGTAATATTCAATCCAGTAGTTCCATTAAAAGGAACTTGGATACCTACCCCTTTACTAGGTTGTAGGTCTAAAGGACTAATATTAATTACATTATAAGCCATTAAATACTACCTTTTTCTTTTAAAGCACCCATGAATTTTGAAAAATCAGGTACTACATCAATTCGTACATCATTTATATCACGTACAGGTCCTTGAGATTTAATCATTTCATCTACTGATGCTACTACAGGAGTATTGGAACCACCCATCATACCTGGTGCTCCTCCAGCCCATCCTACTGCTTGTGAGGCATTAAATTCTCCTCCATTTAAAGTTCTCCATTCACCTGCTTGAGCAGTTTCATTTAAGATATCTAACATAGGATTACCTGTAGAAGGGATAGGTTTTCTTTCTTCAGCAATTATGTCTGAGAATGTTGGTTTGTAAGTAGATTCTACTTTAGAATAGGGTTGAGTAGATTGGTTTCCAGTTAAATTTGGTTTGCTAGCAGATTTTACTGCTTCAAGTAGAATATCTCTCATTTCTTCTTGAATAGCTTTTTTTACTTCTTCTCTAATTACTTTTCTGAATGCATCTAATTTCATACATATAAATATTTAATATTAAAACTTATTTTAATCAGGTGTTACAGGCCCACCAATAGTATCATCAGGGTCAAATCCTGCTAATGTTGTTAAATCTATTACTTCTTGATCAGTAGGTGAATCATTTCCAGTATCACTAGTACGAGTTTGGCTTTGTTTATCAATATAATATTGACCTTCTTTAATTAATACTTGATCATCAGGAGCGTATGTTGGTGTACCTTCATATTCAATTACTCCTCTTTGATCAGCTACTACTACTCTTCTTCTTAATAAAGAAATACCTTCATCAACTACTTCTTCTTTAATTATGTCAATGGAATAACCATTATATAATTGAGGTAAATTAGTAGTTCTAATAGTAGGGAATAATTCATCAATAATATTTAAACTATTATTTAATGAATCTATACTTCCTTGAACTGAATTTAGTAGACCTTGATCATCACTTG